AAAGAAGAATTACAAGACCAGACAGATAAAGCCAACTCTTGTTTAGCAACAATGGACGCGGCTATTGATGAATATGGCAAAGCCGAGGCCGAACTTGCCAACCTGCAAGAGAGGATGAAAGGGGTTGAGGAAGCGTACAAGTGGTATAATGAAAAAGTATCTCGAAACATTGGCGCTCAGCACTATATCGCAGGATGTAAGTCTAAGCTTATTAGGTCTATTCGCGCCACAGTTGAGGGGAAATAAATGTAGGAAGGGGGGAGTATTATACATATGTCCGATGACATCATGGTTCAGGTCACCTCGGCACAAAGCACTGCGGATGACCTAAGAGACTGGGAGGGATTTTACAAAAAGAAGAACATACCTACTGTTATAGAGGAGGTGAAATAGGCAAAGGGGAGATTGCACAGTATACTGGGCAAAGGGGTGGTGTTAAAGCGTGCACTAACGGAGAGGGAACTAAAAGAACTGAAAGGAGGTGAAATACGTATAGTAAAGAATAGTCTACAGTATGTGGCTAAACACATACCAGTAGGGAGGCTAAAATAACATACCATCAACTGAAAAAACGAGGAGGAAGAAGTATGAAAAAGTACTTAAGTTCTATGATAATAGCGGTAATGTTATTCTGTTTATCGACAACAGTATGGGCAGGTGGAATTGGAGTAACAGGGCAGCAACAGAATCAGGGTCAACAACAATCACAGGGACAAATGCAGGGGCAGATAGGAATAAATATCAACAAACCGACGAACATTAATAATGTAAAGAATACCAATACAGTAATTACAGCAGTGGGTGTCCACACCAAAATCAGTAACATGGTGAAAACAGATGTTAACAATGGACAAAATATTGCCCCGTCACAAGTTATAAATGAGGCAAAGAATTTGCAAGTGGCTCCGGAGGTCAATCCGTTTATTCTGTACCCTTTACAGGGGGGAAAATTCGGCGAATTTACCAACTATATGCCGAAATTCAAACTGTTAAAACCTCTTAAAAGAGACACAGATGTAGTAGTTAATGTTCTGAATACGTATTATGGTTATCCGTGGAACAGAATAACGCTGGAAGAAGTTGAAAAATATGCACTTAGTAAAGCTGAAGACAATACCGGAAAAAATGTACGATATTCAGTACTGTATCAGGACAGTGTGATTACGTCTGGACTTGGTGGTGGGGCTGCTGCAAGCGGTACTTCCAATAGCGGGTTAAGTTCTTCAACTGGAAGTATTTTACCGGGGATGACAAAAAGCACTGCAAATCCGATTTTCATTATCACATTTTATGAAGTAGAATAACTAAATCTTGACCAATCCCATGGTGGAGGAGACATGAAAGTTGTTTTAATTCTTTTAGTCGTTATGGTTGTGGTTAACACAGCAGTAATGCATTTGTGGGTCCAAACGCCACAGTTTTTCACGTGGCACTGTATTGTGGTGTTGTTAAGTGGGGTTGCAGCTGGAGCATGCTTTGCAGAGCTTTATAGTAGATTATGATGATATGCGTGTACCCGCCTACGCAATTCGCGAACTGCAGTACGCAGGGGGGATAAATACATACAGTTATTTCGCTGCTCACAAGCCCCGTCCGACGCGGTTCGCGGTTTCCGGACGTTGCGCACGAAGCTGGCACGCGGTTTGCACTTTCTGAGGGTACGAGCGGCGCAACGTTAAACAATAAGTATAGTACAAAATAAGGGTGGTGACCGACACCAAAACAATGAAGGAGGATTTACACATGGCAAAAAAGAGTACAGCAGCACCTACCACAAAAGGAAAAGGAGCAGCGACTGAAAAAACGGCAAAACCGGGGGTGGAAGCAGAGCTGAAACCGGTGAAGGAAAAGAAGGAAAAGGAGATACTGGAACCCATATTTGTGGGGCAGTTAAACGAAAAGGGTGAAATGGAACTGGTTGATAAGAACAAGTTTCCCTTCGAGGTTATCTGTGATGAGTGTGGCTCCACGCGGTATGTGAATACTGCCGGACTGAACACAGTGACCAAGTGCAAGAAATGTGCGGCCAAGAAACGGCGACATGATAGGTCTGTAACCAAACGCGATAAAAACAAAAAGTACGCCACTGTGGTAAAGGAGGCAATGGAACAGGGATTGTTCCCTGACAAGTTCCTGAAGAAGCACGGATTAAACAAATAGTAACGTAATCGTTTTGTGTAGACAGAAACCGGGACAAATTACCGTCCCGGTTTTTACTAAATACAAAAATAGGGAGGTGGAAAATGGCAAGGGAAAAAACAAATAGTATTACACGGTTGGTAAAGATTTTGGCAGAGGAAGTAGTGGTGGACAAATTGGAGAGTAGTATGATCAATATAGTTGATATAGTACATAAAAAAGTTTATGACCAGATCAAAATGGACATGAAAAACAGTAAAAACGCAGAGAAAGTAAGAAAAGCCCTTGATAGACAGGGGGAACTATGGGATGAGACAGAAGTAAGACTGTTGAAGTTAGAAATAAGAGAGGCTATAAAGGGGATAGCTGAAAACCACAGTAGGACAGAGGGGGCTATAAAGTCTCGCATACGACAAGAAGGCTATATAGATGGTTTTTAGGAGATGGGAAATGTGTGAATGTGTGTTTTCTACTGCGGGATGGATAGGGTCAGGGATAGCGGTAATCATTGTGATACTGGTAATCATAGGTAATAGACCTGCTATAAGATATGGTGACCATCGTGACTGGGCCGGAAGGAAGCGCAAGGATGGAAAATAGTATTACTACTCCCAATCTTCGGTCTATACTGTTGGATTTGATACAGGAATCCTGGGAACAATTTGAGCATCGCTCCCTGTTCACAATCGATATTGGGGGTCATGGGGTGGTTAAGGTTGCGTATCTGGAAGACGGGGTTATACATTTCCAATCCGTAAATTATAATCGCAACTTTACCCTAGGAGGGGACGGTGTACTGGTGGAGAACATACCTCCCCCCACCCCTTCCCCGGAACCTCCCCCCTCCATTGGGTCATTGGAAGAGGAAATATTAAGGAGTATGGTGGCTAAGGAACAAATACCGTACGATGATGACGAGACAATGGTAATTAAGTGGGGAAGTGAACCATATACATGTATACTGACCAGAACCAAAAAGGGTGTAGTAGCGGATTTCGTGGAGCAAGACACCTGCCTATTCTATCAGTTTGGTAGTAGACGGGTAAAGTCCTACCCCCGAAGTTTAACCTCCAGTGCCCGAAGAGAAGCACAGGCACAAAGGGAAAGGGAGAGGGTGGCACCAAAACCCGTGTGTATGGTGGAACAGTTAGATTATCACAGAAACGTAGAATGGGTGGACTCCACTATATATAAGAACAGGCTGGAGTGTAAATGCGGGAATGTGCGGTGGATAAAGGATAGCGACAAGTTCCAGTGTCATACCTGTAAGCCCTGTGTACAGAAGAGTCGTAACAGGGTAAAGGTAGAAAGGAAAAAGCGGAAAAGGAAGGGGCTACAATGATAATGGTGGTTAAAGTGTTGGAAGAAAACAGGACGTTTGAAATGGTGGAGTCATTCAGTATGACTGCTGGGGTAAACGACTCTAACCTAAAACGTATACTGAGATTTGTGGATTCCACACTGTCTACCATTAGGGCCAGAGGGGATAGGAAGTTTACAATAACTATATCGTATCAGGAGGGGAAACATTAAATGAACGAGATTACATGGACAATACTAACAGGGGATCTGGGGTGTAGGAGCTGTGCTAAATTCCGAAATATGAAATGTGAACAACCATGTAATGAGTACTTTGATATTGAGTTCAAGGAAGACGGAGAATGTCCTAATATAGAGGAGGTAAAATAAGGATGCTATCTCCTAAGGAAATAGGTCTTCCCCCTAAGTTTATTGAATGGCAACCGGGGCAGGAACGGATAGTTACAGGGATGTTGTATCCGATGGCGCATTATCACACGTTTTCCGTACCTACGGGTGGTGGTAAGACAGTGTGTTATATATCCAGTGCCCTAGTATCCGGAAAACGTACGCTGGTATTGACCAGTACCAAGGGGTTGCAGGACCAATTGAGTGGGGAATTTGGTAAATTGGTAACGGTGGTAAAGGGCCAAGGGTCCTATAAATGTAAGTTGTCAGATAATAAGTATATGTGTAACACAGGGTCATGCCATTGGGGGTTCAAGTGCCCATTTAAGGTAGCATCAGGGGATGACCTATGTAACTACCAAAAGGCTCTTAAGGAGGGGAGAAGTGCTAAAATTGTGGTAACCAACTACTCCTTTTGGATGAGCAATTCTGCAGATATACTAGGAGATTTCAAAATGTTGGTGATGGATGAGGCCCATGATGCCACTGAACATCTGTTGGGGGCATTGTCAATGGAGATAAAAAGAGAGGAGGTGTATGGATTAATAAAATGGGTTCCACAGGGTATGTCATCGTCTCATTACTATGAATGGGCCAAGGTATTGAGGGGAATAGTGGATGACCTAGTGAAGAAGAGCGGGGGGCACGAAAGAAGAGGCAGGTATTCCATTCTATCACTGCAGCGCAAGTTGCAGCTACTGTCCCGGCTGTGGGTAGACAATTGGGTGGTGGAGCACAAAGGGTCCTCTATATCATGGGACGTGATTTGGCCCGCTCCACTGGCACAATCTTACCTGTTCAGGGGTATACCGCATGTGATATTGACTAGTGCCACTGTGACCGAGGCGGATTTGATAATGCTGGGGCTGACGGATGTGTACAAAAAGGACTCTATATTCGAGGAGTTTCCGAGCATGATACCAGTAGGAAACCGTCCCATTTACTTTATCCCTACGGTGAGGATGGACAGGTTTATTACTGCCGCAGGGATGAATGCCTGGGCATCAAGAATAGACAATATTGTAGGATCACGACTGGCATACAAGGGTATCATACATACAGTATCATATGACAGGGCAGATAGGGTGTGCGGGTTTAGCCAGTACAAGGATTTTATGTTGTCGCATCGAGGTAAGACCACGGCAGAAACCATAGTACGGTTTAAAAAGGCAGATCCGCCATGTGTACTGGTAAGTCCGAGCGTGGTAACAGGGTATGACTTTCCGGGGGAGGAATCCCGATATCAGATTATAGGAAAACTACCTTTCCCGGACAACAGGCCACTAGTAATGAAGGCGAGGCAGAAGGTGAACCCAGATTACGGATGCTACCTCGCCATTAAGCAGTTGGTACAGGCCAGTGGACGAATAGTACGTACGCCGGAGGATTGGGGGGATACCTTCATAATAGATAGCCATTTACAGTGGGTACTGAGTAAGTACAGGAAGATAATACCCAAATGGTGGATGGCATCAGTAAAAACAGTAAGCACTATACCAAAGTCGAGGTAGGAATATGGGAATATGGGGGCAGGATTTATTCGATAAGGTAACAGACGGAGATAACGACTACAGTTTTGATCATATCAAGTGGGGACAGATAAGGCGTGGCTGGTAGTAATAGACGGAAAAGAGTCATGGTTTCCTAAGAGCAAATGCAGTGTAAACATGAAGAGGAAGTTGATCACTGTACCAGAATGGCTAGCAGTAGAAAAGGAGCTGGAGTAGGTATAAATGGTTAAGTATAACATTGTGAAAGGAGGGGACGGAGTAATTAGACTGCTGGAGGAGGAACAGTCGCCGTGTGGCACTGTTAAGACATTTAACACTATTAAACCAAAAAGGAGATTGCATATGTCAGTATTAGCACCCGAAAATCAACAGGAATCAACAGGATTACTCAATGATGTGGACGTGAAATTTGCCGAGGTCAGAGTGGTAACGTGGGATTACAATGGTAAAGTTCCCAGCCCGGTTCCCGCCCTGAAAGTCACCATGGAGTTAGAAGATGGTAATATGCAGGACCAGTATTACAGTTTGGGTAAGGCCACGGATTGGCAACCGAATGAAGATGGTACTACTATTGTCGCGGTAGGAAAGGCCACAGGTATTGCCAACAACAGTAATTCCGCCTTACTTATTAACAGCCTGGTCAACGCTGGTTTCCCTGCCAACAAGATTGCTGATGATGTACGCTGCTTCGAGGGTATGGTTGCCCACATGTCCCGCATTCCCGCACCGAAGAGAGGCGGAACACCGAAACCTCCGCGCGAGGATGGTAAAGTGTATGAGGACACCGTGTTGGTGGCTGAGACCATCGTATCGTTCCCGTGGGACAAGAAGGCAGCAGCAGGTAAGCCGAAGACAGCAGGAGTGTCCAAACCCGCAGCAGCCAAACCCGCTCCCACAGCCGTAGATGAAGGTGCGGAGGACGAAGTGGACACCCGCTGCTCCGAGGTATTGTTGGAAATCCTGGGTGAAAATCCAAACGGATTGGGTAAATCTCAGCTTCCTGGCCTCGCACTGAAGAAGGTAGGAAAAGAGGCTAATAAGAACCTGATTGTTACTCGCATCTTTCAGGAAGCGTTCCTGAAGGCTGAGGGTCAGCCGTGGACATTTGCCAATGGCAGGGTAACAATGGGATAATACGTTACATAGAGTTGATCTCCCCTTCTTCACTGTAGGGGAGGGGGGATTTTTTTGCTTAATCTTGGGGAAGAGGAAGCATAGTGAAGTGCGTGAAATTAAGTTCTACAGACTTAGGATTCGATCTATTTCCGAAACGTCCGGAAGGAGTGGACCCGATACGTACTAGGGGGGTGCACCTTACTGACGTGATACGCAGTTTGATGGAGGATTCCGGCATACAGAAAACCATGTCGGGGTCATTTTGGAAACCTGACCAACTGAACTTTGCAGGTGAAACAGGGTTTATGTGGGAGGACCTGCTGTCCAATGTGTTAAAGGACAGGTTGCCGTGTAGACTGGGAGAGGTAGAGTTAGATGGTATATTGTGTAGTCCTGATGGGATGGAGTTGGAGGAGGACACCCCTATCCTGTCTGAGTATAAAGTGGTATGGAGCAGTAGCAACCGGAACCCAGCGGACAACTGGAAATGGATGGCGCAGGTGAAGGGATACTGTAAAGTACTGGAATTGACTAGGGTTAAGATGTATATACTGTACCTGAACGGTGACTGGAAAGGCGGGGGGCCACAGTATAAGGGATTTATGATTGAGTTTTCCCAGTTGGAAATAGATGAAAGCTGGGACATGTTAATTAACCACGCTAAAAGTAAAGGGTGGATATAAGGAGGAAGTTACACATATGCATCATGCCAAGTTGGATAAGATCAACGTGAGATACAGATGTGAGGGGACAGCATCATGTGAGGGGTGGGAACCCCCCATCTCCCCATTTACACAGTGTAAACATTCTACCATCACATTATTGGATGAGCAGAGTAAGGCAGTACAGTACTGTCTGAATCCTCCCTCACCCTATTGTCCCACCAGTCCATATAGTAAACAAATTTTGTCTGTGTCAGATGTGCACAGGGATCTTGATGTACAGATGGACCAAATCAAATGGCACATAGACGAGTATGGAGTGGGGGGGAGAGAGAAGGACGATGTTTTAGTACTGTTGGATGAATCAATACGTAGGGCTAAAGAGTTAACCAGTAAAGCACTGGAAGTTGGAAAACAGCGTGAAGGAAGTAATCCATGGAAATGACCATTGGTACAGAAAGGATTTAGGTGAAGGGGTGAGTATTGCATCACTTGGGTTAAAAAAAGCAGACACCACCATACGACGGAGACTTATCATCAACGTGGTGGGCAAGGAGAAACAGGGGAAGACCAACTTCGGGCTTACTGCCCCTGGTCCTATAATTTTGTTTGATCTGGATTATGGGCTGGAGGGGGTGGTAAGCAAGTTCGCTGGAACTAAGGCTATCTACCCTAGCGAATATCGGATAAACGAGATTTCCCCTGCCCACTTTTTGTCGACATGGGAACGATTTAAAAAGGAGTTTGGTGGAGCACTAAAGGAAAAAGAGGTACGCAGCGTCATAGTGGATACTGGGACCGAAATGTGGGAATTGATTCGACTAGCACGATTCGGGAAACTGACACAGGTTATGCCACAGCACTATGGTCCTGTCAATTCTGAACTGCGAGGACTAATACGGGATGCCTACAGTTCAGACAAGAACCTTATCATCCTACACAAAATGACGGAAATCTACAAAAATAATCAGCCAACTGGAGAGTTTGGTATGGCCGGGTTCAAGGATATACCGTACAATGTACAGGTAAACCTGCTATGTTGGAGGGATACAGATGGTACATTCCACGCCACGATCAATGACTGCCGACAGAATAGTGATTTGGCAGGAATGGACTTGATAGGGGACATGGTGAACTTTCCGACGTTGGCTTCACTGGTATTTCCCGGAACTGAGGAAGGGGACTGGATATGATTACGGTCGATGACCGCAATGGCTCTGTAGAATTTGCTCGCATGTTTCCCCCTACCATGAACATATCTATCAGCCGACTGGATTATGCCGATTTTTTCTTCCTCGGTAATGGTCCTGAGGGTAGCTATGTATCCGTAGGTATTGAGCGTAAGGCCATCAAGGATTTGCTCAATTCCATGACTACGGGCAGGCTTAGCGGTCATCAATTACCGGGTATGTCCCAGCAGTATGACTATATCTATATACTGGTGGAGGGGGAGTGGAGATTCAGTCCAGACAATGGCATATTGCAGAGTAAGAATGGGGCATGGTGGAACGATGTATGTCTAGGACCACGACGATTTATGGCGAAGGAGGTGATAGGGTTTCTTAACACGTTGGTGGTCAAGGCTGGAGTACAGGTCATGTACAGCAGGAATCAGAGGGAAACAGTGCAGGTAGTAACGTCACTGTATCATTGGTGGAACACCAAACAGTGGGAGGGTCACACATCACACCTATCCCCTAGCAAATCCCACAAGGGTAATAGTGGGGAAATAATGCTGATTAAGCCCCCTCTCATTCGCCGGATAGCGTCGGAACTCCCCCTTATTGGGTGGGGTAAAAGTAAGGCTGTGGCAGATTTCTTTCCGTCCGTCAGCAAGATGGTCAATGCAACCGAGAAGGAGTGGAGGGAAATACCAGGTATTGGAAAGGGTATAGCACAGGGAGTAGTAGAGGAATTAAACAAGGAAAACTTTTAAGAAAGGAGGTACTACGTGCCAGACAAGAATAGACAGGATGCTTGGGCCAGAAATTTTAGCAAGTTTAGACTATTAGGTATTCGAACCTCTATAGCAGGAACGATAGCAGGAGTAGCAAATGGGGGAGATACCAGTAACATAACAGAAGAGGAGAAAAAAAGTTTAACCCATGTTATCGCTATCTTAGACGACGTACTTGATCGTTACGAATCCAGTTCTTTAGCCCTAGGGTTTAAAAAAGTAGGAAAGGGGGTTGGTAAAAGAAGAGGGGTAAGGTTGTCGGGGTGGAGACCCTAATATTTTGTAACTATTACACATTTAAAGGAGGAGTTAGTATGGTAAAGGGAAGTTTCAACATCACTATTGGAGGGCAATAAGCACAGGGTATGAGGTATAACACAGATCACCATAAATGTTTGTGTGGTTGTGGGAAGGAACCTGTTGGATATAGTAGTTTATGGCTTCCGGGTCACCACCCACCATTAAAAGGTAAAAATAACCCATTATGGAAAGGAGATCAAGGAACTGCAGGAGCAAGGGCTTTCTCCAGATTAAAAAAGGACCCAGAAAAAATGGAGAGGCATAGAGAAAAAAGAAGGGAATGGGAAAGGAAAAAGACAAAGTCTGACCCTGAATGGTACAATAAAGTATTAAGTAGAAAAAGAAAGGAGTCTCAGGACAGAAAAGTAAAAGTTTTAACTCACTACGGGGGTAAGTGCGCCTGTTGTGGAGAAAATAGGCATCAGTTTTTGTGTATTGATCATGAGAACGGTGGAGGTAATGAGCACAGAAGAAACAACAAGTTGGTAAATGGTAAAGCCATATATCAGTGGTTAATAAACAACAGATACCCGAAAGGATTTAGGGTATTATGTCATAACTGTAATTTTGCACTAGGGGCCTATGGTGTATGCCCACATAAGGAGGGAACGTGATAAAAGGTAGTTATAATATAGTAATAGGAGGGCAAGCAGGTAGTGAGTCCAAAGGAAAGCTCGCCGCGTTCATTGTAGACAAGTTTAAGCCAGAGATACTGGTAATGAGTAGTTCACCTAACGCCGGGCACACATGTGTAATGGGCGGTATCAAGTATGTCACATACCACCTCCCCGTTTCGTGGGTAGCCAATCGCAAGTCCCACATATGTTTGGGTCCCACATCCGTTATTCATTTACCCACGTTACAACGAGAAATGGGAATACTACAAATACCGCAGAATCAGTTACATATTCATCCTCGTGCTGTTATGATCCGTGAACACTATATAGCACAGGAAAAAGAAAATGGATTATTAAAGATAGGAAGCACCAATCAGGGCGTTGGGGTTGCTCGAAGAGAAAAGCTGATGCGGGCGGACGACATCACCTTCGCCAAAGACGTGGGGGAATTATCCCGGTATATTACGGACACAGTGGATTTTATCAATGCTGGTATGGAAGATGGAGACACGGTGCTGTGTGAAATGACACAGGGATTTGATCTGTGCCTAGAACATGGAATTGATCCCCATTATTGCACTTCGAAGATGGTCAATCCATCTATGGCCATGGCAGAGGCTGGAGTATCGCCGCACCTGCTGGGTGATGTGTATGGGGTGTTTAGACCTTACCCAATCCGGGTAAACAATCGCGCCGGTAGTAGTGGACCCTATGCCGAGGCTAAGGAAATCACGTGGGATGAGGTGGCACGACGCAGCGGAACCACCGATAATATAGCCGAAATCACTACCACTACTAAACTTCCCCGCCGGGTATTCGAGTTTAGTAAGGAACGGTTCACCAAATTTATTAGGATTTGTGCCCCAACCCATCTATGCCTACAGTTTGCTAATTATGTGGATGTGGAAATGTTCAAAGCAAAAAAAGAGCACGAAATTACTCGACCATTGGGCCAATTTATAGAGTATATAGAAAAAATCGCTGAGACTCCTGTCAGTTATATAGGCACGGGTCCAGGCCATGAGGATATGATAGACTGCGGGTTGGACACGTTAGCACTTGACTGATGGAGGGGCGAATGGCAAAAGAGCAGGACAGTTTCGGTAAACGGTTAAAACGGTTATTTCCAGCTGTCAGCGAAAAGGATGCTCTGGCCAACCTGATCAAAGTACACAGGGATTTTAGATCTACGGCTAAGGCAATGAACGTATCTTTAGCCACTATATCTCGATGGGCGTACAGGCTGGGGGTGTCAGAACCCCCGCCTTTCCCCCACTTTAGGGTATTGAGGGAACTGGCGAAGATACCGGGAAAGTCCAACGCTGACAAGTTAGGTAAGATGATAAGCGAGGAAGGTACATGGATAAGGGTAGCGGTGAGGTTAAATGTCACCGTGAGAGAACTTAAGGTATACCGCAAAAGTATAGGCATACTACCCAGGAGTCCGTGGAAAGAACGATGTGATGTAAGAACACTACTAGATGAAGGAGATAAAAGTAATGATGAAGGGTACTTTGGGTTCTAAACATTTTATAGTAGTACAGGGAGAGGTCATTCCGGCCACGGAGGATCAGTATAACCGGATAATAGCAGTGGGGGGAGTGGCGAAGCAGGAACTAAAGGATGATACAAGTGGTATTTCCAGTTCCAGTCATGTAAAGTATGGATTGAATAAACTGGACCAACAGGAAGATGCTCTAAATGATAGAAAGTTGGATGATTTAATACGACGGGAGCAAGTAGATAGTTTACGTCCTGACGGTTTGGCCTCCCCTGTTTCCTACCGGTTTGACCTTATCCCGCCCCACGCCTTAATGAAGATGGCCGAGGTGATGGAGGAAGGGGCAAGGACCGGTCACAAGGATGAAGGGTGGAGGAAAATGAGTGTGGACGACCTGCTGAACCATGCCGTGGGCCACATAATTAAGTATAGGCAAGGTGTGGATGATAAGGAAGATCACTTGTCCCATGCTATGATAAGACTGATGATGGCGTGGGAGAAAAACAGGGATACACAGGTTGAGTTGTACAGCATTCTCTATTCCAGACCTAATTGCACAACATCTTCACAGGCAGGAGCAACGGAGTGTACTGTTGCATCAGACGGGAGGTTAAAGTGAAAGTAGGCACTAAGTCCTTACTATTTGGGGCGCATCAGTTTGTCCTTCACCCTTTCACAGTAGTGCTGGCATGGCACAGGTTATACAGTAAATGGCCAAATTGGAAAGAACTCCTGTGCATTATTATACATGACTGGGGCTACTGGGGGTGTAAAGACATGGATGGGGTAGAGGGTAGTCAGCACCCGATGTGGGCAGCCATGTGGGTGTTTAACCGTGGTTGGGATTACACCAGTAACTATAACTACTCCACCTTGTGCATGTTTCACTCACGCCATTTAGTGCAGCAGTATTCTTTTATGGGGGAAGCAGTTAAAGTATCCAGGCTGTACTATGCAGATAAGCTGTCCTTCTGCCTTATTCCGTGGTGGGTGTATATACCGCTAGGACTACTGAGTGGAGAAATTCACGAATACAGGGCACAGACAGACGGCGCAGGAGTGACTAATTCTCATGTGACATGGAGAAAATGGTACAATGTGGTAAGTACTAACATGCTGCTGTTATCCATAAACCCTAATTCGTCCCCGTATCTACATAGTTATCACAAGAAAGAGTAGGCCCATGTATTCACCCATTTACGTCTGTCCGGGCAAATGTTGCGCTGATTTCTCCGGATATGCCCTACAGCCTACCTATCCTGTTGTCCCCCCTGCTATACTGGCTATAGTAGGGGAGGCTCCCGGAGAGGCCGAGATCAAAGTGTATAAGTTTTTTATGGGTAGGGCAGGACAGGAACTTACCAACTATCTTATCCGAGTGGGTATACCGCGAGATCGGTGTTACTTAACCAACTTGGTCAAGTGTAGACCTCCAGACAACAGGGATCCTACGCAGGGTGAAATCCGTGCCTGTTCCTCTATACTGCTGCAGGAGTTGGAGCATGTCAATCCGCGCTTTATTGCTACTGTGGGGAGACACGCTACCCAGTTTTTTCTAGGTAATGTAAATATGGAGGCAGTACACGGTATACCGCACAGAGTGGGTAACCGCATCATTATTCCGGTTTACCACCCTGCTGCAGGTCTACATGACACAGTTAATATGTCCAACATCATGGCGGATTTCATAGCAGTAAAGGATACCATGATGGGCAAACTGGAGATACGGGAGGTGGGTAAAACCGTTACCCCACCCCCGTATCACCTAATTGAGAAGGGTGAGGATCCCTCCCCCTACCTCTCTGATCTGGTGGCTATTGATACGGAAACACAGGATGATCGTGATACCCCATGGTGCTTGCAATTCTGCTGCGGAGATCAGGGACACATCATAATGTGGGACAATGCCCAATCATTACAACAGTTTGCGGAGTGGGTAGCCCGTCCTACTGTATTGTGTATTATACATAATAGTTTATTTGACCTAAAAGTATTGGATATAATGGGTGTACATCCTGCTCGTTTTACTGATACAATGATCATGGCTTATCTTTTACAGACTGAACCTCAGGGTTTGAAACCACTTACGTTTCGCCACTTAAACGTAAAAATGGATGAGTATACTGACATAGTGGACCCCCGTACTCAGGAAATGGCACTGGATTACATAGTTCAGGCTGTAGGTGTGGATTGGCCTAAACCAGATCCTATATTGGAAATCAAGGCTGGAGTAGTGAAAGTGAAACAACCGCAGGGGGTAAATCAAAAGGTTAAACGCATACTGAGCGATCTGGCAGCAGGAAAGGAGATAGATATATATGATCGCTGGTATAAGATGGGTGTGGAAGCGGGTAGAGGCATGGTAGAAAAGCGATTTGGGGTAATGCACCGTGCCTATCTAAAGGACGTGGATCATGATGTAGCTATGCAGTATGCTGCTACAGATCCATGGGCTACTTACTTTATTTATCCAGTACTAAAGGACAAGATTGACACCCTGGGATTACAGGAGGTGTTGGAAAGAGATAATGGGGTAGTGCCCATGGTACAAGACATGCAACAGGCTGGAATGCCTATTTATCCTCCATACTTCATCAAATTGCGAGAGGTGTTTACTAAGGAGATGGAGGAAGTAACTGCTTCTATTTGTAATATGGTAGGGGATATGCACCCTGGAAGTGACCCACAGGTACTAGGTTTGTTAGAAAAACTTAACCTTGTACGTGCTAAACGGATATGGGTAAAGGGGAAAGAAGTTGTAGTGAGGAAAAAAATGACTGATCTGAAAGCTATGGAGATGTTAAGGGATAAACACCCCGTAATACCTCTTCTGATGCGGTATAGGGCATTGGCTAAATTAGTTGACAGCTTCATTAATGTATTGTTGGAGAAGCATGATGAAAATAACAGAGTACATACTACTCTGCGCATTACTCGTGTGGTTACTGGGAGGCTATCATCTAGTTCACCGAACCTTATGGCTGTTCCTACCAGAACAGAAGACGGCAGAAGAATAAGAGGGGGATTTATTGCCCCTGATGGATACAGTTTTGTTAGTAATGATTACTCTCAGGTAGAAATGAGAATAATAGCCCATATTTCCCAAGACCCGAAAATGATAGAAGTGTTTAGAACAGGGGTAGATCTCCATACTGCAACTGCGGCGGGGATGTTCCGTATACCGGTAGAGGAAGTAGACGAGATGAAACATCGTTACCCTGCTAAGAGAGTTGGATTTGGGGTGCTTAATCTAATCAGTGCAGGTAAGTTATTACAGGAATTTCAGGTGGGGGGTGCGGAAGGCTGGACTGAGGCTATGTGTCAAAAGGTAATAGATGACTGGTTTAACCTGTACCGAGGGGTAAAGGACTACGTACATGAACGTACTGCAGAAGCTAGAAGAACTGGTATGGTACGTGATATGTTTGGTCGTGTGCGCCTTAGTCCGGAAGTGATGAGTGTACACCGCAGTATAAGAGAGGCCGGTATACGTCAGTCTGTTAATGCTCCCATACAGCAAGGCGCACAGGGGGTTATTAAAGAAGCTATGGTCCAGTTAACCCCTATATATAAATCATTTGGTAGCAACATTATATCTCCACTTCTTCAGATTCATGACGACCTAATCTTCCTTATATTGGATGATATGATACCAGTTGTTGTCCCTATTATACAGGATGTGATGGAGAACTGTGTAGCACTAGACGTACCCCTTAGGGTAGATAGCAAAGTGGGTAAAAGTTGGGAGGGAATGAAAAAATGGAAGAAGTAAGAACATGTAAAGTATGTGAAATGGATAAACCTCTAAATAGTACACAATTTAGGGAACATACTGATAGGAAAAGTGGAAAAGTGCACTTTTCTCATACGTGCCGAAAGTGCTCTTCTGACAGGACTAAACATAGGCATACCCTACCAGGTATAAAAGAACTACACAATCTTCGACAGCGCGAGTCTAACCGAAGGTTGAAGGAGGAAGTACTTAATCATTATGGGGGCAAATGTGAATGTTGTGGAGAGACAGATATACGGTTTCTCACATTAGACCACCTTGAAGGGGGTGGTAGAAAGGATAGGGAGAAGGTAAAGAAAACAATGTCATCTAGTGGATCCTATTACTACCGATGGCTACGGGATACAGGATACCCCACCCATCTTAGGGTACTCTGTTTTAACTGCAACTGCGGAAGAATGATAAATGGTGGCGTTTGCCCACACAAAGACAACTATCAAGGAGGAAAGTAGATTGGGAACACGCAGAATAGATGTAGAGGAATCAGTTATAGTACGACACACCAATTTGCCTCCATTCATCTCATTCAGACCAGACGTAATACTGGTGGGTGATTTAATTACAGATGCCCGGTATACCGTGGTTATGGTAGAGACGGACGGGGTAATGACAATAACAGCAAATAAAAATAAAAGGAGGGAATAGGGATGGCAAAAAGTAAAAAAGAAGTGGTAAAGGCGGCGATGGTGGATCAGGATCTCATGCACAGTATGGACCTTACAGTTCCTGTAGTAGGGGATGTTGCTCAGATAGAGCTACTGATGGAAGTATATGGAGGAGACAAAGGTAAGGATATAGTAGACCTTAGTGATGAAGACAGGCATGAACTGGCCACCTTGTTTGTGGTAAAGGGGGGTATGTCCGGGATATCCAAAAAAGCAAAAGAATATGATGACAGGGTAAAGGAAGTAGGGTCACCATGGTTATTAGCACGTGGAGTAAAAAAGGCAAAAGTACCGGGGGTAGGAACGTTTACTTTGGTGGAAGGGTGTAATATGTCTATTAGTGCTGATGCCCTGCGCAAAGTACTGGTTAAGTATCTCCCCGCCTCCGACGTACCCAATATTATCGAGGAAGTAACAAAAAAGACACCATATGTAACTCTACAGTTTAAGGCGGAGTAGAACAAATGGAGAGGGGTGATACCCCTCTCCTATTCCATTATGTCCTTACCAATGTTTCTATTATCTCCACTTCTTTTTGCTTCAGTGCGGATGCCTCAATTTTTATTAACTCCTCCGGAGCCGTCCCCTGTTTCACTATCCAGGTTCTCATCAGTGCTATAGACTTTATATCTAGGGTACCCACATCTACTGCCCACTTTTCACCATCCCACTTAGGGTGTTCACATGGTACAAGTTCTGTATAGGTGTCTGGAACATCTCCTATATCTACCACTGTAAACGGCTGCGTGGTAGACTTATGGTACACTGTTTTACCTCTATGATCCTTCTTTATCTCCCACACAGTACCCTGAGGGGTTTCAGGTAATACGCCTACTCTTACAGCCACCTCCCCCGCTCCCACTATAGGTACGGGATCCAGGGTTGTATAGCTGGGCATCATATATACTGGTTTTCCTACTTTAGATGACTCCAGTGAGTCCATTCTGGCAGTATAAGTACCCAGGTACTCATTTGTTGTGGGGTGAAAACTGTATATATCCATGACTCGTCCTCCTTAATAGGCCTTAATTATCATCATACGGTAGGTATTGATGGGTCTAGTTTCATTTCCCCCATTAGAACTGTGAGTATGCGAACCTGCATCGGAAGTAGGTGGATGAATAGCAGATGTTATTAAGTAATTGCCGGAAAAAACATTCCCATATGTAGCAAACACAGAACCCTCGGAACCACTGGACATTGTAGTAGTGTGGCTGTGTACTCCCGCACTACCATGATCATGCGCTGTGTACTGCCCCTCCTGTTCTGCCCCTACATGGTCACCTGCTGATATCGTTGCTCCCGTTGCTGTCGGAGCAGTACGACTTGCCCTATCAGGATCATTGGTAGAACCATGCGCCCATATTCTTATAAATCTACCTCTTGAATCAGGTATCCTAAACTGATTGTGAAAACTGTGGGTGCCTGTCCCATCCGTGGTTACATTGACTGCAGGCCCCCCTAGAGAAGTGGATAGCTGAAATGTGTCAGTGGTAGTGCCTACCACAAAGTACTTAGTGGGTACTGATAGTCCAACAGGTAAGGACCCACCCGAGTTTCTAACCTCTAGTATTGATCCATTAGCCAATCCGTGTGAGGCAGACGTAAATGTGTCTGTAGTATTATCTGCAGTAAATGCCACACCAGTGTTTAATCCATACATACTACCTAAAACGTTATACAATGATTCATATGTGGTCATGTTAATAGCAGATCCGTCTTCTTCTAACCATCTAGCAGGTGGCGTTTCGGATGGCCACATCATCTCTATACCTACGGGCAGTAATTGATCACCCCCCACTGTAGGATTATTTGTGCTATCTACTGTTGTTATATTTGCTATTTCGATGGTCGCCGTACCGGATACCCCCAAATTGGTCATATTTATCTTTTCCGCACTACCTATCCATGCTTCCTCCTGTGGATATTTGGTTAAGGTTATTGTCCCAGATCCGCTGAATATTTGGTATGGTCCTGCATCCACCGGACCTGCAGAGTTAAATGTGTATCCTGTGGTTACAATATTTACCCCTATAGGACAATGGATAGCTATAGTAGAGGGTATGGTTACATTTGCGTTCATTGTCCACGTACCCGGTTTAAGATAGAACGTGGTAGGGGTAGATCCCACACCCGTAATTGCAGTATTTATCGTAGTTGAGTTATAGTTCGTTCCTCCCCCATACTCATCTAGTATATCCACTTCTGCCGCCCCTGCATTAGGGGATCCTGCAAACACGTTGTCCTGTGTGTATACCAGTACCCCAGCGGACGTATACAGTGCAATTTTGTAGTACCCCAGTATCCATATGTTTGCCCTACCCGCCGAGTCCAGTACTACCGGGTTGGCGTTTGCCACCGCCCCCGTACTATCCGTATACGTGTCTTTCAGATCCGTGGTGGTAGTTGGTCCGCACGTGGTTCCCGGTTCACACGTGTACAGTTTACCTCCTGCCAATGGTTTACCCACATTACTAAAAAATTGTAACTTAGGCATGGGCAATAGCGATGCAATATTGGAAGCCTGCGCCACTGACACGTTTAACATTACTAATACTACTACCACAAACTTTAATAACCTGTTTCTCATTTATATTCTCCTTTCCTTTAAAATTCTATTCCTACTTTTTTACCTTTTTCAATACTACCCACTATATCCTTCAGTTTTTCTATTCCTGTGTCTATTCTCTTGCACTGTATCTGATCCATCCTGTCTTCCACCAATGATATGGCAGTTTTCACACTGTCCCCCATCCCTATCACCGTACCCAAACTGTCGAATCCGGGGATAGCGTAGTACTGTCCACCTTTTTTACATGCCATCCGCAGTTTTACCCACTGGCGCATTTCCTTGGGGAACTGTACCCTTACCCAGTCATTAATGGCTTCCTCCGAGTGGAAGGCACAGGCGGCGGCATACTTGTACTTTATTACCGGGTCCACCCTATCTCCCGTGGCCAGCCCATAGCACACTTCCGTATAGTTACTTATTAACTCACACTGTAGAGCACTAGTGCCCGGCCCCGCTTTTCTACAGTTACCGCTCCACATTGGCTTCATGTTGCGCCTAACGTATATAATGTGATTTTGTACTGTTACATCATACACTAATCCTTTATACGATTGCTGTTCTATTATAGTAGTTCTCGGATCTACTAGGTAATGATGATTAGTAGTCCTTTCTGACAGGATATATGTGTTATGTCTTCGTTCTACCCATTCACCATTAATACAAAAAGCAGTACCTTTCTCAGCAGTAGGGTATATATTGCCGACTGTTCCTACTTTGAGAAGTAACTCCTGTAAATCCCCCAGTAGTACAAGTGATGTAGAGATAAACCTTCTTCCACCACCCTGTTTGGTATAACCATCTCCTATAACAAATGCATCAATAAACATGTTAATCAACCTAGGGGATAACTCTTTTATACAATCCGGGACAAATTTTTCACTGCATAGACCAAACTGTTTAACATAATTAACCAGCTGTACTGAGGATATCCTAAATCCACTCTTGTGCTCTACTACTTCTAATGGGAAATCCTTTAGTAATTCTCTTACTTCCTCCTTGTGCTTATACTGGCTAATGTCCACACTCCACGTGTTACAACTACCCTCAGATAAGTATATACCTAAAAACTTTACCCAGGATTCAATGGGTATATGTAGTTCTTTAGAGGTAAAAGAACTGATGTGTTGATGCCCTAACCCGCTTTTCCATGTATTAGCATACGCAGGGAGAACAAAAAACTCAGGAGTATTTCCTGTCCACTTACCAGTTCTGGGTATTCTCAATTCCTGTCCTAAATCTTTAGCCTGTACTTCTACTAAAGTAGGTATTTTTTTCCTGGTTTTTCTTTGATACCCCCACACTGAATGGTTGGGGGTAACACACATATCAATGGATTTATTAATAGATGTCACTTTTACCATATTACCGTCAAAAGGCAGTACTTGATAATCATATGGTTTATGATATTCCACCTCCCCTGTAGTGGGGTTTAGAGTGGCCACTTTCTCCCCTCTATTAAGTTTAGAAAACAATTTCCATCCTTCATTAGTCAGTACTTCTGTTTGATCGTCGAAGCACGTCGGGTCAATAAGGAATGGTACCTTGTCCACCATTTTTACCTCAGTGCTGTAAAAGAATCGTGTACCCCACTTCTTAAATGAGGGGGCCAATCCGTTATGTATAAGGTGCATGGCAGGTGGTAACTCTTCCGGAGTACGGTAGGTTCGCTCTATTATCCCCACTCCCTTGCCTTCATACCCGCACATGGTGGGGTACATTAGGTCTCCTCCCCACGTTATACCATCCAATCCCGGCTCCTCGCCTTCCAGTAGTTCCTCGCACACAAACTTGATATCTTCCTTGTACGGACCCAGCTTGTACGCTATGCGGTCCAATGTGCCCTCGCTACTGGCCCAATTGTCATGGCGAAAGCTTTCTTCCACCCCGCGATAATCATTGTCTACCTTCACATAGAACTTGGAGGGGAAGTCTGATCTACCAAATTTCCCCCCACCGTGTTGCATCAGTTCACGGAGTTGGGATACTCCAACCAATGGCAATGTGGACTGTACTGGTAGTCCGTTTTTTTGCTGTACCTTTCTACCATAGTACCTGTCTATTTCCAGTTTTTCAGCATACCCTGCACCCCCCACCGGGTAATCGTTGCGGCGCAGCCATTCCACCAGTCCGGCACAGGCGTTGTCCGGTATCCAAATGAAGTCCATATTGTCCAATCGATCAAACCACTCATCCATTTTGACCTGTTCTACCCCATCCATGCCATGCATGATCTTGTCCTTATAGGGGAGTTTGAATGCGTCCATATTGGGGCAACAGTATATAACTTCTGCTACATCACGAGCAAATCTTACTGCCTCCTCTCCCCAGAGACCAAGATCAATTACTGCTACTTTCAGTTTACTTAGGTTCATTATTATAATCTCCCCTTTCTTTCTTCAAACGCTTCCTTCGCGGGGTTACGCTTCTTTTTCTTCTTATCATCCCCACCATCCATGGCCGTTTTCACTGCTGCCCCCGCTACTGGCCCACCCATCTGGTAAAATTCCTGGCCCTTGGTGTTGATATGGGCGCGGAGTGGGGTAGTAAGATCAATGCGGTGAATGGGATATCCGTCATCCTCCGGGTACTCAACATCCCCATATTTGGGTATTAGTGTATCGTCTTTGTACTTCCCGCCCAGCTTTTCCACGTACTTCTTGGCGAACTTGGGTAGACGCTTATCATACAGGGTGGTAAGAAACCCGTTTTCCAACTCCTGTTCGATTCTGGTAGTTACTTCCGCCATGACTTCTTCCTCTATGTTTTCCTTGTCGTCTTCAGATAATACGGCCCCTGTTTCTTTCTCAATATCCCGGTAGTACTCTTCCACATACTGATTGTATCTAGGGTGGTCTTGTATATCCTCTAATTCAGGGTTTGTTTTTCCCCATCTCTCATTTTGTACCTTCCCACTGCTCCACCCCACCCATTTTATACTTGGGTCCTGTGCCGCAATGTCCAGTGCATGCTTTAGCCCTACTTCTGCCCATGACTTCTCGAAAGGTGCTTTACCCCCTGACCCTTCTTGATGCCAGTCGCTCTGTATGGTTTCGATCAGTAACCCTTTTTCACCTGCACCGTCTTTTATTTCCTGTGCACGGAAATGGATTACTACGTTGGGCTTGTTAGGGAAATGAGGAGACCAGTAAAAATTAGGATCATCTACTACTGAATTAAATTCCTGTCTTTCCTTATCAGTCATAGAATCCACATAATTAGACCCATACTTATCCACCATTTTATTAAATAGATCGTCATGTGCAGTTTTGGAATATTTTGATTGATTGGGCACTGTTAGTGTCCATACTTTTTCCGTGCCCGATATCCCTCCTGGTATATTGCTGTCTGACCATGGATCCACAGTACTATAGGGCCACCCATTTCTCCTATTTATTAACTCCTGTTTTCCCTCAGGGGTGAGGTTACTTTTCTGCTCTAACTCTTGTATCCTCCTTCTCATCCTATCATTATCTATACCATGTGTTTGTTCCCTTACTGCCCATTTCCCTTTGCTCAGTTCCAGCATCTCCATTATGTCGTCTTTTTTAACTCCACCCTTTTCCCCCTTCTTACTGTCCAACCACGCCGTTAACTCGTTCCACGTGTTCTCATCCTTTATATGCGGGTTTTTACTTCCCCATGCTTCCACCCGCTTTATCCATTCCTCAGCGGGCATTTTCCCCTCCCCCTGCTTCTTGAGGTGTTCCTTGGTGGGGGATAACCATCTGTCCAAACCCTTGAGTATTTTCCCTGCCATAGTGGGGTCTACCCCCATATACAGTCTTACTCCTCCTGTTTCTTTGTCAGGTATTGACGACCTAAAATCAAAGTCATTATTAATACCAAATACCCCAGTCCCTTTTTTTACCTTTTGAAACCCTAGTCTATCCACAATGGGTACTTTACTAGGGTCAAATACTATATATGAATAGTCTTCACTTCTACCATTTTCAAATATATTTATATACTGTATTCCATCGTAATTTTTTCCCTGAAGCCACTGTTTGATATGGGTTAATCTATCGGAGTTTTCCTTTATACCAGACAGTTCTTCTTTTAACCTATCTACTTCCTGAATACTAAATTTAGGGTTTTCATATTTACTTATCTTTGTCAACTCTCCCGTTATAAACTGACTTTTATCCCACCTACCACTATCCCCCTCATACCCAACATCCAAGTAATTTCCCTTAGGTTTTTTCCCCTGTATTATTTGTGTTGTTCCGAATGGGAGCTTACTGTCCCCCTTGTCCTCTATTCTACTGCTGGCCTGATCCCTAGTACCAAAGTGAGTTCCAAAAGGGCTTTCATGAAAATCAATTATATCTTTATAGGTACCATGATATATGTCTTCTCCTTCAATTTCCTTAGACAAGGGGGGATATAGTGGTCCTTTCCCCTGCCTTTCCTTATACAACTTAGTCAATTCTTCCCTGCTGCTTATAACATGCTTGTCCCGATCTATTAATTCATTAGCCCTGCCCTCAGCTTCTTCTATACTGTTCATCCTTTTACCGTCTATATATGGTTTAAATTTGACCTCTCCGTTTTCTTCTTCCCTGATAAATTCTATACGGGAGTATATTGAGGCTGATTTTTTCAAATCCTTTTCCAGACTTTCTATTCTTTTTTCTCTGTCTTCAGCCTCTTTTCGTTGATTATTCCTTTTCTTGCTATAAAAGTATTCCTGTGCTCCTCCTAGTCCCATACCGAGGGTGGTATCATCCTTTTTCTTTTCTGCCGGTAGTCCTTGCGCTTTATTCAGGTCCTGACTATGTAACTCCTTGTTTTTCCCTTCTCCCCCCTCTTCTACCATGGCTGCCCATTCTTCATATAGTTCCGGCCTATTTTTCTTCATCCACTGTTTTGCCCGTGCCCGTGTCATAAACTTTCCGTCTGGTCCCACGAATCCGCGTTCGTGCTCTGCCTCCGGTCCTATGCTATTGGCCTTCATCACGTCCGGGTGGGTGTCACCTATCCCTCCCTTTACCACGGTTTTCCCCTGTCTCACGGCAGGGACCAGTGCTTTATTGCCACCATTCTCTTCCCACTCTGTCCCTTTCCTGTCTGAGAATATACCTGTCTTTACATTTACCCATCCCATCTCCAACTCTTTGGCTTCGGGTATACCTGGTATATCTGTCATGGACTTGTGCCCTGTCCCCGTCAGATGCACCTTCCCGTCTACCTTGACTGCGGGTAAGAACCCCTTGTCTAGCCATAATGGTGTCTCCTGTTTGTCATCTGTGTACTGTTTTTTCATTTGTGTTGCTGTATCCTGGGTAGTGATGGGGTCCACATCTGGTTTTTTACTTGTACTACCTCTCTCCCCTATCTCTTTATTCAGTTCTGCCGCGTTTTTCCCCAGTTCCTTTATTCCTACTCCACCTTTACCCGGCAGTCCGTACATTGCCCCTGTTATCACCGCCTCTCCTATTTGCTCTGGCGTACCCCCCTGTGCTGCAGTCTGCGTTCCGAACACCCCTGCGCTTGCCCCTACCCGTGGTAGGGTATTCAACTGACTTGTGGCGTGGAGCACCTTACCCATCAGGAACCGCTCTGCTGCCCCTTTCCCTGCTCCAATTATCTCGTTTTCTCTTCTTTCTTTTGCCCTCGCCGCACCTTTTACTGCTGCGGGTCCCACACCGGCCACAAAGTCCGCTATTCCTGCCGGGGCTTCCCCTATTGCCTTTCCCATAAAATGCAATGCTTTACTTATCCCACCTTTTTGAGCCACATTCTCCCAGTATTTGGCATTTTTACTGTACTCTTCCACCGCTTTCTTGAAGAAGTCCGGATGTGCCCCCACCTTTAATTTTTCATTCAGGTAATTGTACATGGTGTTTAGCCCACCAGCTGCACCAGCCATACCCAGGTTCACCCCCTCCGCCCCTGCTGCTAATGCATTTCTCACAGGTCGAAATGGTTTACTGGGGGTATTGTCCCTGGGCACTATCATACCACCCATCATACCCACAGGATCGTTGGGATTGCGCTGTGTCCCTTGTAACAGTGGTGGTGAGGGGGGTTTGGTGGGTTGTCCGGTTATTGTATCCTGTCCTTTCCCTCGTATTTGTGATGCTATCCCCTTCATTACTCTCTGTATCACGTCTGGACTTGTGTCGTCAGGGAACTGTGCAACTGGTCTACCCTCTATCGTGGTTGTAATAGGCATACCTTACTGTCCCCCCATTATCAAGTTTCCCTGACTGTCAAAATGTAGTAATTGCGGTATTACCCCATATGCTGCGGCTTTGGTTATGGTCTTAGCTTGCCATTGTGCCCCCTTATTTATTGCGAATGCCAACTTGGCCTTATTAGTAGGGAGTCTGAACGCCATATCTGCTATTGCTACCCCAAAATTTCGCAGTGCCAGTAACTTACTACCAAACCCCACCGTATCTGTGGCGGCCTCCCTATTTATTGTGTGTTCTATGGCCCTGACCAAATCTATCCGGGCTGCGGATTTCTCATTTAGATATTTTATCTCTGGTGACATGTTCTCCAGTGTTTTCATTGCGGATTCAGCCAGTGCCTTCTTTGCATTTTGGGTAAATTTACTTTTCACATTTATTATATCACCTTCCTTACTCCACTCTACCTCATCCGCAAGTTGAGTTTTTAATACTTGTAATTGTTGAGGAGAAAATCTTTTATTGTATCCCCCCTTGGCCATGTTCTCTTTCTCTATCTTGTCCACCACTGATACTGCTTCCGGTCCAGACGCTATAGCTTTTCCCTTTACTGCCGATAGCGAGTTTGATACAAACGCGTCTGATTTGGTTTGTTTCCGTAATTTGTTAACCCGTTGTGTTATTTGATCTACTATATCATTTACTTTTGCTCTAGCCTGGGTCATCCCGTAATTATTCGGTAGTATTTCATCATTTAACCCGGCCTGTACCAATTTTTGGCGTTTGGTGAGTTCGTCCCCTCTATACAATCTGTCCCATTTATCCCCGGACGGTGTACGTATTGATCCCCCATACAGTCGTTTAGGCCAGTCGGATTTGGCCAACGCAGTACCCGCTTTGTTTATCCCTGCCGATAATGCTTTTCCCCCCATTTCCATGGTGGCCCCTTCCACAAACCCCTCTCCTGTTCTACGGGCCAGTTCTAACGGATCAGTTGGGGTCACCCCCTCTATTTTATCCGCTACCGTTCTACCCGCCGTATATCCCAATCCTGCCCCGGCGATCCCTGTTACTGGTCCTACACCTGATCCTATTAGCCCACCTACCAGTCCCCCACCCATTTCCAGAGCGGGGCGTACCATTGGTTTTGCCATATCCCACATTTTTTGCGGTACTGTTCTAGTAGTACCTTGAGAGGTGGGGGGTGTTGCTCCCTGCAGCGGTCCTTGGCCCCCGTTTTGTAGCCATTGTAGGGTGGGGGTACTTACTTTTTCCCAGTCCTTACTCTGTATAGCCTGTAAATCCGCAGTCGGTACTTTATCCCAGTCTATAGGCATTATTTTTTCACCCCTCTTTTTCTTAGTATGGCATCGATTGTTGTAGAATCACCGCTGCTAATAGTTACGTCAAATGGGGGAACATTGGACCCGGCAGCATTAGGTGCTCCCCCTACATTAATATTCTCTATGGTCTTTATCGTATAGTCCATGGCTTCCTTGGAAGAAGACAGTCTCATGTTTGCCTGTTGCTGGGTAGCGTCCAGTACCTTTGACAAATCCCGAAATGATAATGTTTCATCATGGATTGCTGCCCACTGCTTCTGTGCCTGTTCTCCCAGTTCCCGGATTGACGCGGCGGACCCTGTAGATAATTTACCAATTTCATTACTTATTTCTATCAGATATGATTTTGCCGTGGCTTCTTCTCCACTACCTGTTACGTATTTGCGTAGCTGTCTTATAGGTATATTAAGTAACTTGGTGGAGGTACGTGGTAGTTTTCCGTATATACTTTTTACCTCCCCCACCTGTTTATTCAGGTTCATGACGAACCCGTTCATCATATCATATACCTTACGCTGATTTGATACTGATCTATCCTTGCCCTTCAGGTCTGCCCTCACTGCAGCAATTTGGGTGGGGGATATGTGCTTATCATTTATGTACTTATAATATTCCCTTTGGAATAGGTTATAACTTTTCCTATCCCCCCAGGCAAATTTGGGGTCTTTTCCGTATATCATCTTGTCCATGAATGATGTGTGTTTTTCCTCGGGTTCCCATCCCCCAAACCCTTCCTGTATGTTTCTCGCGTCTCGACGATCACTTACTTGCTCCCGCAGGTTTATACCCAGTTCCAACTTTTGCTTTTGCTGTTCCGCGTTTTCCTTCCTTACTTGTTTTGCGGCTTCAAATTTTAATCTATCGGGTGACCAATCGGGGTGTGACATTTTTAACTCTGACTCTAGCCCCCTTCTGTAATTTGCTTCCGTACTAGCCGGTTCCTTTGGGGCTGGTACAAAGTGTAATGGTCCACCTTCGGGGTTTTCTGCCCACGTACCTATATGATTACCGTCTTTATCCTTTACCTCATACCCTTCATCGGTAAAGTTGTCCGGACTGAATTTTCCGTGCAGTACTTGGGGTAATAATGGCTCTATCTCTTTCCAGTTATCTTTTAACCCGTTTACCCCCAGTACTTTCTTGAAGTTGCGGATTACGGATACTCCACCATCTATCTGCTCTTTTACTATTTTTTGCTGCTGCAGCGCGGCCTGTTTTTGCATATACGCCTGTTCACCGCCCTCAGCTTGCATCAGGGAATCTCTCTGCCTCTTTTTGAACTCCTCTTCCCCCAGTTGCATGGCGGATACACGATTGCGTAGTTTGGAATTCTCCAGCTCGCCCCCAAACCTTATCAGTTTGGCATAATCATCCGCCTGTGAAGGTTGCCACACATCCCCTATAGTAAGTTGTCTATCCGGCATGTACACACCTCTTATTAATAACCTGCATAGTTTATAATGTTTTCTATTGCTGCGTCATCACCGTATCCACCACCCCAGTAACTACTGTTTTGCATTGCTTGCATCTGTTCCAGTGCTGACTGTTGTTGCTGATACTTCATATATGTTCCTAACCCGCTTGTGATCTGGTTACTGGTGTTATTTATTCCACCTATTATAGAGTTGGCAGAATTAATTGTTCCTGCAGCCTGAGCATTGGCGGCATTCACATACTGACTACCTATGGCGTTAGCGGCATCAGCCCCCATTGCCCCCGACGTATTTACCGCATTCTGCCCCACCCCAGCCACCTGTGACAGTCTGTTAAACTGATCATTCCATCGGGAGTAGGCATTGGCGTATTCATTGGATGCCATATTTTGTCCGTAAGTCTGTAACGCCACCCCCATGTTTCCTGACCCGTAATTGCCGGATGCAGCACCTGAGGCTGCAAGAGAGTCTATTCCCTGTTGCGTTCTCCATATATATCCTGGGTCCGCGGTCATGTCGTTATAGGTGAATTGGTCAAACTCACCCCCCGATTGTAACCCCGCATTTAACCTGTTAATAGCTGATGTCCCTGCTGTTCTCCACGGGGCCAATTGTTCATTGGTGGTTTTCCACTGTTTATCAGCCAAGTTTGCAGCATAGTTGGATGCATTGGCCTGTATATTTGCTGCGTCCTCTGCTGCCTCAGACCCCATTACTGCTGATGTAATACCTGATACAACACTCATGCCTTTATCTCCTTTATATAATGGCTTTCCACCTTTACATACCTTCTTCTTTTATATACTTTTTCCAGACTGTCGGGGGATGAATCCTCGAGGTGTATCATCGCTACTGCATCACATTTGTTATCCTTTGCCCACTGTTCAAAAAATCTCAAAAGTAACATACCGTCCCCCCTATAGTCAGGGTCTACATACCAGTAAGTTTCTACTGCTACAATTCGAGGGAAGTGCAAATCTGGACCTACTACACATCCCATACCACCTACCATTTTTCCATCATCAGTTTCTAGTATAAACATATGGGCTATGTTTTTTTCCATCATACTATCATAATTAGCCCCAGCGTACTCTGGGTTTACTTTGACGTGGGCGGTATCGGATTCGATCCCTTTCATCAGTGTGGCTATTTTGAAAGCTTCCCCCGTTCCTGCCTTTGCCTCTCGAATTCTCATTATTTTACCCTCTCATTGAGTATAAATGCTGTTAACATATGGTATATGTTCCCATCTTTAGCCCTATAGTATGGAGGGCAATTAATATCGGGCAAGTCAATATTTCCTACGTTATACCATGATACCAGTTTTATATTTAATCCATTATAGTTTACCCCTGCGAATGATACTTTGTGGTTACTACTGTTGACATCTATTTCTACTTTTCCGGACTTTTCTAGATGAGCGATCATGTCAGACACAAATATTGTAGACTCTGGCTTTTGCTCATTCCACACCCTTGATGCAGCCTTTATTCGGAAGGTAGATAACACATCTGCGTATTCTTTATACACCTCCACTGCCTGATCTAGTTGTTCCATGCTATTTATTACATATAGCCCTGAGCCTAACTTATACCCCTTTTTTCTACACAGATGTAGTAATTCTATATCTTTACCCTTTGACTCTGGGTGAAATGATAGCCCTACTCTTAATACTTCTCCTTTTTCCTTTATCCCGGCGGCTATTAGGGATTCCATATAGGATTCGTTGCATAACTTAATCCCATTGGTTATAATTATGGTCTCCCCTATACTCGATAACAGTTTCAGGATTTTAGGTAATTCAGGGTGCATAGTAGGCTCACCCCCGGACAGTATAAACGGTACTAATTTATGGCATAATAGTGCTTCTTTTACTATATCCTCTACCCCTTTATCTTCTACGCCATTTCTATGATAGCAGTATTTACACTGGATATTACATCTGTCTGTTATGTCCAACATATACCCATTATATATGTATGAGTTGCACAGGGATTTACAAAATCCATACCATACAGGATCCCTTTCTACCATGGCAGAAAACTTCCCGTGATGAGGACACTGTTTGTGCATCCACACATGTTTCCCTACTTCTATTCGAGCAGGTATTACTTGATAGCATGTAGGACACAATGATTCTGTTGTTATCATCGTAACATCCCCTCTACCGGATATATATACTTTCCACCTTCCTCTATCCTCTTCTGAAATACAGAATCCAATTCCTTATACTGCTCCTCCGTAATGTTTCTATTTCTCCCATTTGCAGTACCTATAAATGGATAGACGAAACATGGGAATATGGTGAAATCCGGGGGTATTGACTCTATCTCTGCAACTATGTCCTCGTATGTTTCGTCCTCGAACCCCACTAGCACGTTGCCGTGGTATGGTATATGATAGTCCTTTAATAAATTGAGGGTGTGATGTGTACTTTCCACTTGTAACTTTTTGTTCATTTTATTTAGTTTGGCCTGATTAAACGACTCTACTCCCACCACCATGTACACACACCCACTTTTCTTGCTCCACCACACCATTTCCTCACTCATGCTGTCGGCTCGTACGGCAGCCCCCCACTCTATACCCCGTGTGGCCATACCCTTACACAACTCTATATACCTATTTATATCAGCGTTCAGGGTATTATCATTGAATATTACCATATCTATACCATATTTATGCACGTAGCGATCTACTTCTGCCAGTACGTCCTCTACCTCCCGCATCTGGAATTTGCATGTTTGAGCACAAAAGGTACAGTGGTGGGGGCATCCTCTACTGGTTAATACCCCCATATACTTTCTTCCGTGTCTTTTGTGATACTCCTGTATGCCAAACCCCTCATAATCCGGTAGTGGCAACGTATCCACGTTTACTCTTTGTGTTGCTAGTATGGCAGTCCTACCCACTACAGCCTTTAATACTGTCTTCTCCCCCTCTCCCATCACCACTACATCCACGTAGTTTACCAATTCCTGAGGTTTAAACGTGGCCAACGCCCCTCCTACCACTGTTTTTACCCCGCACTCCCTGCATATTTCCGCGTCCCGTTTGATCAAGGGTAGGAACTCTTCGAACCCTGTGAACATGGCCACATCCTGCCCTGCCAGTTCCTCCTTCAAATTATAATCCCACAGGTTGTAGTTCAACACCTTTACCCTGTGTCCTGCGTTTTTTAGTACCGACGATATATACATAAACCCTAATGGGTATATGCATGGATCATCCAAAGGTATGTTGTACTTGTGTAACACCATTACCACATTCATATAATTCCCACTCCTTTATACTGTCCTTACACATACGTACGAAGGGTCTGCGTTTGTTCTATACAGTCCCCCTACTTTTACCCCCGCTGCTGCTGCTGTAGCGTTATTACTGGCCACGGGTATGGAAGATAGGTTTAGTACATCGTCAAAGTACCTTCTCCATAGTGCATGCACCAGTCCAGATATCTTGTCCGTTAGTGGTATATTTATAGGCATTTGTTGCATTATTGACTTGTCTCCGCGTACGCTCCCAACACCACACGTTTTACCGGGGCACTCATTGCTACTCTAAACACTCTGTTTCTCCCTGCCCCTAAACGTCTCCATGTCGGGTTTATAGTGTAACTACCCTTCTTACCCATAGATGCCGGGTACTCGCTGCTCCACGTGTGCCCCCCGTCCATGGACCATGATAACTCAGCCTGTGGGTCTATACCTATACTTGTGGCCTGATCACCTACCCCTGTTTCCACGTCCAGTTCCAGTTTGTGTATAAATATATTATCCATTTCCATGTTGTCAAAAAAACTGGGGGTGATTCTTACACTTACTATAGGGTCCCCGTTTTCAGTAAATAGACTAGAAGATAAACGATATATATTACCATTTACCATATCCCCTATGTACCCAGTGTTGTTAAAGTATGAGTATGTGTTGGCGTTCCACATATGATAATCATATGGGTTATCCGCATAGGATGATCTTTCATGCCACATTTTTGTTGTAGTGTCAAATATAAAGGTCGCATCGCCAGTAGGAAATGTGACCACTAGGAACGTATGTCCTTCCATTGAAAACATAAAACTAAAGGCATCAGTTATATCAGCCATCTGTGCAATCTGATAATTAATTGACGGGGGCGATATCACTGTGAACACCCCTCCAGCAAACGCCACTATACCTACAAACTGTCCCGCGTCTTCGTTTCTTGACACCCCCACCATAAACACGGAGTTATCACCTGCTACTACTGAGTTGGGGGCTGTGGTCCCATAATTCAGTACTCCACCGGGGACCCTCATGAAAGGGAATCCGGATGATGTGGCTATACCTGCGTCATACCACAATTCCGTGGTAAACTCTTTTATGAACCATAACTCTTGCGAATTACTACAGCATCCTACCAGATTTTCCGGTGAGGAACTGATGGGGGATAGTGCCAGTCCAGGCCATGTAAGCCCATCATATAGTGTGGATGATCTGGCGTTCATGGAGGTGGAGTCCACTATCACAAAGTACCCATCAAGGTATGTTATTGCTGATGGAGTTATTCCTACTGTGGCCGCACTCACTGTGGTGAACTCCCCGGTATATATATTGTATATATACAAATTCACCCCATCCACTATTGCTAACTGATTACCACCAGCCCCAGCACTGGTTAATCCGTTAAACTTCATCTGTACCCTTCCGGATGACGTTGCCAATGTTCCTAACGTTGCCGACACCACAGAACTGGTACTTACTTTGTACAGATAACTACCAGACACCACAAACATATACCCGGCAGCTACGTGTGTCCCCCGTATAGCCCCGGTCCCTACTTCAAGACATAGTTCCGTTCCGGGACACCCTATTAATGCTATTACTGTTTTTGCATCAGGAGACGGGGACAGTTCCGGGAAAAAATTTATGGTACGGTCTGATTGGAAATTTATACTGCGGTTGGGATAGGTGGGTCCCAAGAACCCATTTAATATAGGCATACACTATTCCTCTATATAGCTGAGTACGGCCCAATGTTTACATCATACACCCCGGCTCTTTTTACTCCCGGTAGATTAGTGACGCTTCTCACTGTTACGGCGTTCATGGATTCCACCACGTGCATGGCTTCATTGGCCAAATAATGCACATCTTGGGGTACTGGACCCTTATGATATTCAGGCCATAGCCGTACCGCCAGCTCATATTTTATTAATTCCTCATAGGGGGGATCAAATGTTACGTCATCTGCCAGATCCGTAAAATCCACAAAGGGTTTCTGACTTGTTATCCCCAATGTGTACGCTATGTCAGGCACACTATACAGATATATTGTCCCCAGCTGTGGGTCCTGCTGTGCTGCTCCAGGGTCATATATCAACATGTCGGGTCTACCCACTGATGTTAACTTATCACTTAAACCTTGATATGTGTTCATATCCATGATCATTACAGGAATATCCACATTATTGGTATCCCTAGTGAACGCAGTTACAATCTTGTAGGGTTTAGTAGTATTGAATGCTCCACCCACCCCGATTGTGTATGTTCGCGTGTTAGCAACAAGGGAGAATGTTTCTGGTATATTAGCCCGTACTAGTAATCTTCGGGCGGACCAGGAATGTAACATCATAGTGAGAGCCTCCAGAGCGTCTGCCATTTCCCCCGCATCTGGAACCTCTCCTTTTTGTATCACCTGTGTTACCCTCATCGATGACGTTATTAACTGGGATACAGTTAACATTTATTTTTTCCTCACTGATGGGCTGTGGCTTGACGGAGTCTCCACCTTCTTCTCTTCCTCTTCCTGCGGCTTACTCCTACTGTCCGCCGCCAACATATAATCCAGTCTCTTCCTTTTTTCTTCCAACTCTACCTCATCTTTTGCTATTTCAGCCTCCAGATCTGAGATGCTGGTATCAAATTCGGGGGGACCAGACCACCCCCGATCATAGTAGGCCATGTGCTCATAGGGGGTATTTACTACTATAGGGGCTTCTCCATCTTTCTGTATCATTTTAGGGTATCTCTTAATTGGTTTTGCCATGTGCCTTATTCTCCTTTATCCTAGTTTTTATGATTATTTCTTTTTCTTTTTCCTCTTAAACGGGGGCGGGGTAGTGGCAAATTCCTTCGACACGGGTTTGGCCGTGGTCTTTGCCGCTTTTTTTGCTGCCGGTGAAGCATTAGGGATTTCTGCCCCTTTTTGAGCTGCACGTACCATCCCCATAAATCCCTTCTTTTTCGATTTGGTCGCCATGTGTTACCCTCCTTAGAATTGTCCCTTGGTTTTGAAGTTTAACCCTCTGTTCTGTGCTGTTATACTAAACTCCACCCATCTATCCTGGTTCATCATGTTCCCTGTTTTTCCTGCCAGTCTAGCCATCATTTCACAGGCTTCCTTGAAATCTGCATTTGTGGCTATACACTCCATACATGTACCGATGGCTTTCGGATAATCCATCATATTTTCGTAACACAGGGCCAGTGTAAACATGGCATCGGCATACTCAGCATCGCATAACCCTAATTTCTCTACGCTTACCCTGTATCTCTCTCCCCAATATATCGCGTTGGGGAAGTACCCTAGTATGAAGTATTCTCTCATCATACAGTACTGAGTGCGGGGGTTAAATGGATCTTTCCTCGCCTCACTCTCCAGTATGCGTATATTTCGGTCTGGGTCTTTGGTGTGTGACTCGCTGATATTAAACTCTATTCCCACCCCGGAGTTCTCAAGTATGTCAGTAGGTAGTATGTATTCGTGTACCTTTCCTGTATACCTCAGGTGACTACGAAACACCTTGGTATTGTAGAACTGGTCATCGCCATGGTGCATTAGTACCATAATGGCATCAAAATACATATTAATCATGCATATGATCTCCTTTATTCTACTTACTCCTCCTTCATCCAACGTCTCATCCGCATCAATACTTATTACCCAATCTGTGGTACAATGGCTCAGGGCTACATTTCGTGCTTCAGCGAAGTTGTCATCCCATTTGTATTCACCTTCGTAACATTTGTCTGTATACTGTCTTACTATGTTGCATGTATTATCCGTGGACCCCGTGTCCACTACTACTATCTCATCTACTCCTTGTAAGGACTTTAGACACCGTTCTATACATCCTTCTTCATTTTTCACTATCAGGGCAGCACCCAGAGTTGGGATCGGTATTCCTATTATCTTTCTGGCCCCCCGGTTTCTTCCCCACTTATTGTTAAATTTCTCCTGATTAGTGGCAAGTATATTGTCGAAGTCCATCTTGCGATACCCAACAGACCCATAGTGGTGGATAAACACGTCTCCACATATCACATTATGATATCCGGCCAATTCCACCCTTACACATAGATCGTCGTCTTCAAAATTTCCGGGGAAGAATTGTTCATCAAACATGCCCACCTCGTCTATGATAGCCTTCTTTATCATATAACAAGGCCCTATCACCCTCCAATATGGTGTCTTTAACCCATTGTTTACTTTGCTAAACTGTCGGGCAAATTCGTTTAAACCCCCAGCAGGATCATAACTGGTAATGTTCGGTACTAACTGTGGCCCACTCACACAGTTGGACATAGGACCTACAATACCTACATTTGGTTCAGCCTCAGCACACCTGATCATTCGACCTAGCCATCCCTCAGTTACCACAGTATCATTGTTCAGGAATACTAGATACTCCCCTTTAGCCACCTCTATACCCTGATTTGTGGCCTTGCCCGGTCCTAGGTTAGAGTCATTGTGTATTACCGTATACCAGGGATTATTACTTACTATATCATCTGCCCATTCTTTTGTTCCATCCGTGGACCCGTTGTCCACCAGTATTATCTCACAAGTAGGTACACAGTACTTGTCTATACTTCCCACACACTCCTTTGTTAACTTTAACTCGTTCCACAGCGGTATTATTATACTAACCTTTATTCCCATTTTTTCCCTCCATAGTATTCTTTTAAGAACTCCTCCTCCATCTGTAGTTGTTTATCCCGCGACTTGGTTTTTTTCACACTACAGGGACTCCCATAACACACTGCCCATTCCGGCATACTTCTTGTCACCACACTCCCTGCCCCAATTGAGCATCCATCACCCAGTTCTACTCCGGGCATTATAACAGACCTAGCCCCAATGTGTACATGTCTACCTATCTTTACGTCTTTATATACCGTATTCCTGTACTTATTTAATACCTTTAACCCTATGAACCCTCCACCGTTATAGTCATCCGTGGTAGCGATAATTACCCCACCCCATGCTATAGCAGAAAAGTCCCCTATCTCTATCAGTCCTCCAGAGTTCAGTGTGCAATGTGCTGTTATATGGCAGAATTTACCTATCTTTATACCCTTCCCGGATGCGAGGAGAAAGGCAAAATCATCTATTACAGATTCATCCCCTACTGTCACATTTTCTGGATATATTATTTTTGCCCCGGACCATATGTGTGCGTTTTTACCCATGGAAGGATTTAATGGTAGCGATGACATATCCCACCTCCTCGTCAGTTAATGACTGGTGTAATGGCAAATTTAATGTGTAATTTGCGGCAAAATCCGCGTTGCAGAAGGACTCTTTTGATTTAAAAAACGATATTTTATGTAAAGGCCAATATCTAAACGTTGTATATATACCCTTGTCCAACAGGTATCGGGCTAATGCATTCCTTTTTTCCGTCTGTATCCAGAACGTATAGTAGGAGGATGTACAGTAATCAGGGACTTCAGGGCATATGCTTATCCCGTCTACCCCCTGCAGTTCTTTTCTGTATATACCATCTATCTCTTTCCTTCTACTTATAAATCCCCTTAGTTTTTCTAACTGTACTATTCCTATTGCACCAGCTATATCATTCATTATAGCTCGTCTTCCGGGTCTGTTTACTGTGAACTCCCACCACGAGTCGGAGCTTGATGAATCTAATCCACTCTTGGATTTTCCGGGTAGCCCCAGGTACAGTTCTTCTTTTACTTTGGTAATTAGCCTTTCGTCCTTCAGGTGGATCATCCCACCATCACCTGTTACCAGTATTTTCATTGCATCAAAGGACCATATCCCCATATCCCCTATGGTTCCACATGCCATCCCCTTATAGAAACTATGGGGTGCACAGGCAGCATCCTCAATGATCACTATCCCATTTTCTACACACAGTTTTACTATCTCCTGCATTTCACAGGGAACCCCGCCATAATGGGTTATATACACAGCCTTTGTGTTTTCCGTCATCACCTCTCTTATATCCTGCGCTCTCACGTTCAGGCTATACGGGTCTACGTCGCACAGTACCAGTTTTGCTCCTGCAGCTATTACCGCATTCCCCACCGCCCCAAATGATATAGTGGGAACTATTACCTCTGAGTATTCACATTGGAACAGTGTTGGTGCGATGAACAGCCCCTCTGTACAACATGTGGTGGATACCATGTGCGACTCATGTACTCCCTTAGACTGTGCAAATTTTTTCTCAAACTCCGCGACTTCTTTTCCCTTTCCTATCCAGTTGGACTGGAACACCTCCCCTACTCTGTCTAACTCATCCTGACCTAAACACGGTTGAAATATGTTTATCATTTTTGGCTTTCCTTCCTCTGCTGTTAGTAAAAAAGGGCGAGGTTGCCCTCGCCCCCATCCAATATGCTATTTTAATCTGCTATTGTCTACGCACTACCTTTAATTGCATTCATGGCCACCAGTGCATTTCTCAATTCGTTGGCCAGAATTTTCAATAGGGCAATGTCAGTTATTGCTGCATTCAACTGAGTCACTATTGCATTTGCCTGGGTTGTGGTGGTATACCCAAATGCTGCCGTATTGGTGGTGGCCGCCGTGTTTACTACCGTGGTGGCTGTGGGTGTTACTACCGCCTGATACGCGTTTCCTCTTCGGGCTATGGGGGTGGTTATCCCATAGAACCCAATCAAATCAGTACTGGAATTACCCATCCTTACTCCGCTGGGGTTACCATTACCCAATCCCTGTACTAGGGGCGATGTTTCCGTATTTACTGCCATAATATTATCCTCTCTTCCTGACGGTTAAATATTTGTACTGTTACCCCGCCACTATACAGGCGAACTCCGGCCTCAATGTTTTCCATCCAGCCAATACGTCTATTCTGCAGGGGAACTGCTGACTATTAATATCATAGTCCCTTACGATTAACATACTGATACCATCCAGTACTTCCCTTGCGGCAAAATCCACTCCGTTCGGTTTTTCCAGATCGGCGGTTGCAAAGGTAAATGCCTCTTTGTGGTAGCACAAATTCTGTACAATGTTCTGACTTGCGGTACAAGCCGTACTGGACGAACTGGACAACCACGTCATAACGGCATCGTCAACCTGTGACCCGGTTACCGTACCATTGGCTACTCCTGCACCAGCGTATATAATTTCCGGGGATATACTAGCCGTTACTGCCGTTCCTGCGGTGGCTCCGTCCAAATCTGCAGTGAGTACAAACTGCGCCAACATGCCGGTGCTCTGCTGATTTTCCGGATTTACGCTGTACAGTCCAGCGATGGTAAACCTTTCACCCTTCTTGAAAGTTTTACCATCCTGAGACTGACTTTCCACTGTAAACTGGATAGTGGAACCTGTCTGATCTGCACCATACATCTGACAGTTGGTATAGGTAAATGCTCTTGTCCCTGTTACCAATGTATTGATGTTTTGGTCCATAGCGAACTCAAATCCGAGAGCACTACCCATTACACCTTTTCTATACTGCTCTGCAATCAGTTTTTGGTCCTGATATAATCCGGACAGTCCCTTCACTGATCCGGCCATGGCTTGAGGATTTAACAGTGCTCTGCGGTCCATGTCACGAGGACAAGCAAAACTATCCATAACAGCACCGGCATTCAGGTAAATATCGGGGGTAGTGTAGGCCAACAACCCCGTTCCACCTGTCCCGCTGCCAGGGGTTGTGGTCGGAGTCCCTACCTGATTGTATACATCCAGTGCCATAGACAGTGCGTACATGTCCATGTCAGCCGCCAGTCTGGTCATTGCCGGTTTTATTATTCGTTCACTGAAACTATCCATCGATAGTGTCAGATCCTGCTGTGTAAACACCAGACCTACTTGAAACGGGGTGGTCAACTGGAGAGGTCCAGTTACTTCCGTGGTGGCCTGTGCCTGTAACGCAGTCTGATGCGACACGTAGTATCTGTTGGGGTAACGGATGTTGATGGTGGACCCAATTTTGGCTCCGGATACAGCAAACTCCTTGCTGTACTGCTTATCCACGTTTTTCAGGAATACCAGATTGTTGTGGAGTATCCTCAACGCTTCCTTGGTTATCCCTGTTGCAGTAATTAATGAATTTCCCATATGTGTATCTCCTTAACGGTATTGTGATTACTTTATTAATCCCTGTTTTTGGTTCCTTCTTCGGACAAACTCCTCTATAGGAAGGTTTTGTTCATCCACTTCCCCCACCCCTCCTGCCGGTTGTACTGTGGTGATGGGTGCTGGGGCCTGACTAAGTATATTCTGTGGTGCTGGAGTACTACTTGTTATAAACTTATTCTCCAATACCCCCACTGCCTTTGCCGCGTGGTGCGGAGGCAATGAATTTAACCGGGCCATTTCAGTGGGGTTTTTGGCTAGGTAATATGCCAAATCTCCTGCCACTTCACTATCCTGAATTAGTAACTGCATAACCCCTGTTTGTACAAAATCGGGATTGGATATAACAGTGTGGAAGTCAGAGTACTTTACCTGAGCTTCTGCTTTTTTACTTTCCCAGTTACCCTGTATTCTCTTAAACTCACTTTGCTGCTTGGTTACCTTTTCCTCCTCTTTCCTTTTGGCCTCTTCTTTAGCGGCATCCTGTTTTATTTCCCACTTGGCCTTATTTATAATGTATGTTTCCTTTGCTATTTCATACTCTTCAAAGGTTTCATACTTATCAATATTGGGGGCCACTGGAGCCACATTTGCGAGGTCCGGAGGTATTACATTTTGTGTACCCGGAGTAGGTGTTGATCTAGCCTCTGCTACACCTTTCCAATACTCTATTGTCTTTTCACTCTCCCTGCGTTTTTCTTCTTCCTCTTTTCTCTGGGCCACCAACTGCCGTATCCTTTTTTCGGACTCAGTGAGTTCTACTGCAGAGGGTGAAGGGGATAGTGCTGGGGTAGTTACTACTACTGATGATTCTACACCTGTGGGTGCATTTACTACTACTGCTTCTGTAGGTGCCGAGTCTACTGTTACGACTGCCGGAGTATCCCCCGAAGATGTTTCCATGTGTTTCTCCTTTTTAAATTTAATTTTTATAGCTTAACATCACGTAGGGAAAGTACCGCAGTAATATGTACCTTCCTACTTCTTAAGTTTAGCTCACGCCCTGCTAAAACAATGAGCATGTGTAAGACTCAAGCATGGGCCATGAACATTGTTTATTCTTTCTTCTTAAAGATAGTAGGGAATAGTGTTTGTGCTGCATCCCCCATAGCTACTAGAACTTTGCAGTTCGGAAAAACTGACCGAGCAATGCAGTACAACATTATTAAACCCATCCAATTATTATTCAGGAAATCCCATAGCCACTGGTTTGTATAGATCATTATTCTCTCCTAAACGCAAGGCAACCACCAAGCCTCACTCCGGCCCATTCCTTGTCATTTTCTATTCGGCTTATCCAGCCGGGGTAGAGTTCGTCCATCAAGTCATGAAATATTTCATCCCACACTTCTCGTTCGTACTGGTATATACAACCTTTATCATACCCATAGTCATGCACTACTGCCGGAGGCCATGCCCTGTCTCTATATTTTCCATAAACAACTGGTATCTTGGGGATTGATGGACCATCGGTTAATGTGCCAACCGGTACAACAATCTCACCATATTTCTTGTGGTAAACAATAAAAGGGTCATAAACAGAAAACAAACCGTCGCCTTCCCATTTTAGAACCAAGTTTGTTTTGAAACTTGGGTGATTCGTTAATTTTATTCTTTCTGGCATATCAGTTTCTCTCCTTAATCATCACATTCACCGGATACGTTCTCCCCGGACAGGCAACAACCGCCCACTTTTGTAAATCGTTTTGAATGGATATCACCCAGTTCAAACACACCCCCCATAAATACAAGTTCCATAAATTCATAATTAGACCTCCTTTATATGGTAAATATTTGTATACGATAGGCGGCTGGTTTTAAATCAAAATGCAACCACGACACGCCAGCTTCTAACCTTTTTATTCTTCTTAACAATTCATGATCTTTATGATTGCAAATAATAACCCTGGCTTGCTCCGCAGTATATCCTTGCACCGTGCAGTCAAAAGCATTACCAATAGCATGTTGGCTCCCTTTGCTGTACTCTTTACAAATTGGGAGGCGGCAACCCCTCCACTGCATTGTTCCTCCATTATGCCAATCATTCACAATTATAGGCGTGTTCAAATATTCTCTAAGGTCATCTAAAGCGATAAGTGCTTCTGGATTAAATAAGGAAAGAGCATTTTCTCCCATTATAGCGTATGTCTTTTTATCTACTAATTCTTTTGCTGTAAAGTATCTCATAGCTATCCTTACTTTTATACCAACGGTATTCTAGTGTCGTCTTTTCTTGAATGCATGTATATTTGTTGATGCTCATCGACACAATGTTGTTTATGAATGGCTATTTCTTTTTCTAGTTTATATGTACGCCCATTCGCTTTATTAACACGGTCGGCAAGTACATCAACACTTTCTTTAACTTCATGGAGCTTTGCGTAAATCTGCGATCTCCATTCTTTGACTTCATTCAATTTAAGAACTTCTTTTTCCGCCGTTAATTTTTCTATTTCTTGTTCGCTTTGAGCTTTCTTTGCTTCGCGAACCTCTTCACGTTTAGTTAATATGCGTTGAAGTTTCCAGATACCCAATGCCATTGAACCAGGCACTAATATAATAGTTAGACAGAAATTCCAGGTTAAAACAGGCTCAACAAGAGATATTGGCATTCTTTTCAGCTCCTTTTTATTGGCATCCAGTACACGATGCACCGGAAATGATTTTAGAAAAGGTAGTCGTCGCTTCCTGCGTAGAATCGTTAACAGCGGATCGATTTGTAATATCTTCCAGATCATTTCCCGCCGCGTCTTCAATCCCATCTCCTGGTTGCGTGTAAGAAGCCGTTGCTGTTTCCGAACTTTGGATTGCTCTGGAAATTGTATAGACTAAAGTATTTGTGCCGGAACCAGAGGCATACGTTAGCGTCGCCGCTGCGCCTGACGGTGTAATTGTCCAGCCAGTGTTAATTGTGGCAACTACCGTTTCTGAGAATAACAAGGAAAGGGAAGTGCCTGCCGCATTGATCGTAGCGGATGTTAAAGTGGGTGCCGTGGTGTCGGCTTCACCGCCTTCATCCCGCAGCGGGTGCGGGTAAGTGTAAGGCGTGTAATATTCTACCCAAGTTGTTCCATTCCAGCGGTACAATGACCCCTCTATTTTAGTAGTAGTCGTCGTCCTGTCCGCAGAGGCACCGACGTACCCTGTCGTACTGCCGCAATTATTTTGTGTAGTAACCCAGAAACCAGCATTTACCAGAGTCGGAGTGATCGCCTGCATCTGTGCATATGTTCCGCAACCCATGCCGTCGGTTCCTTCTTCATCAATATCACCATCAAAAGTTCCGGTATAGTTGAAATACTCTCTGTTTTCAACAAGCTCCGGCATAGTAATTGTACCAATGCCGGAATTAGGAGTTGGCCCACCTGGGGCGTCAGTATTCCATTCGTCCTCTCCTTCTATTGAAAGTAATAATGTCCCTGCTGAATTTCTATTATTGAAAATATAGGTATGGTGAACCTTGTCTACATAACAATCTGTGCCAGAATCTATCGAATCGTTTGCTATCTGCGGGGATGTCCCTTCATACGGGTTATACGCTGTAGGATGCGGACAAGACATCCCTACTGGATGGATATTGTCTGCAAAAGTGCTGGCCCTAACAACCGCCTCCGAGTATTCTTCTCGCAAAACAACAGCATTTGATAGTTCGGATTGGTTGAAAAATATCAAACCAATCCCACCGCGCAACTGTGGAGTCTGTGATGCGGTAGCTAAAATCTTGTTCCCATAAACCTCAGTAAATTGTGAACCAGTACAATGCGTTTCAAAAAAGAGTATAGAGTCCCCCCCGGCTGAGATCGTGTTGTATCTCATAACCTGGCTAAATCCGTGATTATTTGCCCCTCCAAGGGCATAGTCTGCGGCGGTAAAGGTATTGTCCTCCACGTACCATGCTTCAGATGTTCCGACATGACGTATATCGTATGTCCAATGTGTATAATCCTTGCCCTCTGGGTATCCCGATGCTGTTGCTATGAGTTCATTGTTATCAAATAGACCATGTACGAAGTATAAAATCTTTGTGGCAAAACTAAAATTCGTGAACTTATTATTGTGAATCCTTACTCTTTTAATCGGGATAGCCGTACCATTAACAATTTCTATGGGATAAACATAATCATGTACCACAGAATCATAAAAATGGATTCCGGAGACATCGAAGATGCCAGTATCATCTAATGCGTCTATATTCGATATGGCCGTGCTATTTGGTTCAAATTTAAAAAAGTATAAATAGCTACCTGATGTATAAGCTTGCCCGTTCGTCAGCACGGTTGCATCTGCCCCTTCATCTCCAACAATTCGAATATTTTTTGTAATATCAATGCCGCTTTCCCAGACACAATCCCCCTGAGCGCACGCGGGTAGATGCACAGTGTCCCCATATGTTGCAGCATTAATGCAAGCCGCTACGTCATCACGCCCTGCTGTGGCAGCGTATAAATCAGGGGATGTTCCTGTACACGCCGACCATGACAAGATCGGGCAACAAAATATCAACACGATTGCAACTAATATTTTTGCTCTCATTCTGGATTTCCCGCACATGTTCCGCCGTAGCATACGGCTATAGCCCAATCTGTTGCAAACGAGTCCCCAGCATAGCCCGTAATGTCAGGGGGAGAGCTTGCCGCTACCCAACCCGCATAGTCCGTGTATGCGGAGATCGCTCCCCATACACCGCCGCCGCTATCAAGGTCGGCGTAAGAGGTCATGCTGCCATCACTGGAAATCAATACTCTGTACGTTGTATTTTCCGATCCGGTATAACTGACGGCGACCTTACACCACTGTCCGGATGTAGGGGTACAATCCCCTTTTGCAAGAATGGCGGGGCTTCCGTCATTGGTTGACACTAACTTTAGGTGGGCCGTAGTACTAGTGCCTGCCTGATAGCACTTAAATGCTATCTGGGACACTGTTGCCCCCGGTATCGTGATTGCAGTGCCATAAAAATATGCCGATGCATCTGTAGATGTTGTTTCTCCCCTAGATGTTGGGGCTAAAATCCAGGTTCCGCTTGCCGCAGCTCCGGAGCCACCCATAAATATTTCCGGCCCAAGAGCATAGCAAGGAACGGTCATCAGCAAGAAAGCAATAATCCAAAACCATTTTTTCATATTAGTAACCCTCCGCTACGGCCTTACATAATGCATTGCCGGAACTCGGTATCTCGCAAGAATAGACGCTTGTTTTAGATGCATCTACCGAAGTTGCCAGTGCTGCCCCGATTGCCGTAACATTTGTCCATGTAATAGTGGTTATTCCGTTTGTGCCACCGTAGAGTTTCAATAGGATAAAACGGACATTCCCGGAGCCAGGGGCCGATGTGATTACCGGGGTATAAGTTGCGGCAGTTCCAGCCAGAGGTGAGTAGTAATAGCTGGAATAACTCGCACCATCGATGTTGATATTTTTTGTTCCTTGATCGGTTGTACCCGTGGAAGCGTAGGCCGGATAACTAGGGCCGGTAAGGGTTTTATTGGTAAGGTTTTCCGTGCCTGTTAGAGTCGCAGGAGTTACCCATGTTTGCGCGGAAACTTTTTCTCC